GCATTTCCCTAACATAATCGGCTTTAAGCACATATTCAATTGGTAATCTCTCTACTTTATTTTCTATTTCACGCACCCTAGTTGACATCTTAGCCATTACCCAGCCACCACCAGTTATCGTGGCTATTGCTATTGCTATCAAATGTTCCATCAAAAAATATGCTTTTCTTAAATTATAAGATCGATAATCAATTCGCAATATTAAAAATCAATCTGCAAATTACCTCTTCTTGATAGGCCATTTAATAACCAGACCAAAGCGTCCACACAGTCGTCGTGACTGGCTACTCCAAAATTAGTGAGCTCCTCGAACATAGCCGTAAAGTTTCGATAGCGATTAAAGATTACTTTTCTTTCTTCAAATAGACCGATCGTTCCTCTAAACCTAGCTAACTTGTCAGCACGGAAACCTTTGATTGGATGCCAGACCAAATTCCATAGACTCTCTTGATTCAAGCAAACTCGTTTAAAATCTGCCTCAAGACTTGCTTGGTAAGCTACTGCTTCACTGTAGATATCACAAGTTGACATCGTTGGGTAATACAGTCCTTTTTCATCTTGTCCCAGGATGTTCCAATCGCACAGCATCTCCTTTAATGCATCTAACTTTTCCAAGTTACCCATGACGCGGATTCGTCGATAGTCAATAATATGTATTCGATCATCAATCCTGCCGCCTAAAACCATAACCGTATAATCATTCTTTTCTTTAACACCTGAAGACAAGTCAATCCCTACGGCAATGGAATCGAATTCAGTTGCGATCTCAGCCTTCACTACTAATTCTGGCGCAAGAGACAGCTCATGCTGCCGCACCACTTGATTCATATACTGAAAGCTAAATGCAATAGGTGCTTGCCTTTTCTTTTCCAATAGATAATCAATTGACCAAAATTCAGGCCAATAGCTGATCTGATCACCTGTCTCTTCGTCAGTGTTGATAGCAGATAAGATAACTTGGTTCCAATTATTGCTTTCGTTGAATGTAGTCGCATGAATATCATCATGCCGAAAACGGGTACCTAAACAGATTGCTCTTCCGCCCTCAAACATCGTTGGTGCTATGACAGCGTTCCAATTGTCCTCCATTTGTTTTCTAACATCTGGATTACCAATATCAGATGCCGACTTAATAGGGTCATCAATCATAACCAGATGAGAACGCTTTGATGTCACTGAACCTTTAAGTCCAGCTGCACATAACGTGAATTGTTCTTCACCTGTTGTATCAATACCAGCAAACCTATGATCAATTGACCAGTACTCATTAGAAGTTACGTTTTTAAGAAGCTTTACCTTGGGAAAAACTTCCTGATATTTTTTACTCTCAATGATTCTTTTAATTGTTGCTGATTTAGATCTAGCGATATCTACGGTATAAGACAGATAAAGAATCTGCAACGGCATACCTGCTGTCGTGTGGACGCCAATTGCCCAGGCGGTTAATAAACCTAAGACAGTAGACTTAGCAGAACCTCTGGGGGCCAATAGATCAATGTTTGGTCCACCGATTTTTAACAGGCACTTTGTATTTATGTCAGTAACAAAATGGCTATTCCAGATTTTATGATGTGATGCTGGGGGTTTATCTGCTACATACTCACAAAAGAAACCAAAGTCTTCTCGGGCTCTTTCTATCTCTTCTTGATTTTTGTGCGGTTTAATTTGTTGCCTTGCTGCAGCTGCACGTGCATTTCTTCGATACGCTTGATAACTGTAAGAAGGCATAAAAAATTCCCTATTCTTCTACACTAACAAAGAATAGGGAATTTTAAACACCTAATTAATTTATCGCATCCTGCGGCGTCCTTCACGATTTGCTCGACCTGGACCCATATCAATACCTTCGACTTCCTCTTCCATGGCCCTGCCCATGCCCATGCCTTGTACCATTCCGTCAGTGTTCTCTCCTTGATCTCCCAACTGGGCGTTCATATTATTACCAATGTCGGTATCATTAAATCCGGTTCCGGACATGCCCCCTTTATTTTCGCCTGCAGCTCCCAGCCTGGAATTCATGGGATTTTCCCCACTCATACCAGGCGTATTCGACATGCCGAAATTGTTAGTAGCAGAAGCATCCTGCCTCTCTAACATCATGTTCTGCAAGTTCTCGTAAGTATTATCACGAAGACGCTGGTTCGACTGGCCCATGTTTAAATCCTATTTATATACTTATAATATATCAACTATTCCTCAAGTTGCATCCTTGCCCATACTGCCATTGATGCTTCTTCTAATGGTATAGATATAGGATCATCTTTGAAGATAGCAAGCAGTTCACGGATTGCCCTATCTGCTCCAGCAAGCAATAAACCTTTCCTATCTTTCATCGTTGTAAATTCTTCAACCTGGGCGATGTTGCCGCGAATCTCACGCTGCATTTGAGCATTCCTGGCGACACCTACATCCCTTTTAATTAATCCGTTTTCTACATCTTCGCGTAATTTACGCACATCTTCTGTCATTTCATTAATCTGAAATAACAAAGTATGAATATGATCAGGTTTATCGAAAAGTGAAGTTACCCAAACATCACAATCCGCAACGGTTCCTTTATAACCAAGGAACCGTGCGTAGATGTAAATTTCGACAACAGAGTACTTGTCACAAGCAAAAGACATGAAAGTCTCTCTTGTAGATGAATCTAAGTTCTCTACAAAATGAGAAAATACCTCAGAACTTATAAGCTCGTCGTGCTTGAGCGTTGTCTCGAGCTTCTTGTGTTCGCTCGGTTTTACGCTGTTCTGAGGCACCCTTTTCGATGTTTTGTCTTTGTTGAGACCCTTCTTCTCTAAGTTTGCGTTCTCCGAATTCATAAGCTAAATCGTAAGCTTTTCTATAACGTTCAATGTCGTCATCAGAAATATCTAAAGACGGCCTTCGGGAGGCAGGCTCATTCTGAACGTTTCTTTCTTCTTCAGAAAAGGCATCAACAACATTGCTAGATGACATAAGTCATTTACCGCTATAGATCAGAAGTTGCTGAACATGCTGGACAGGCCTCGTGAGTAGATGTTCTGACGTTCCTGCGCCTGAGCATCACGGTTCTGACGAATCTTGGAACCGGTAAGACGATTTAACAGGAAATTAAAGTCACCTCGGTTGAAAGTAGGGCCGAAAGCCTCCTGGGCTTTGCTGAATTTAAGATCGTTCGTCTCTTCCTGACCAAGTCCAAGGGCATCGATCGCCTCATAGTCTGCAGCTAAATTACGATCTCTCTTTGCAGATCGACGCTCATAAGGGGTCATGAAGCTGCCGCCCATCGGTGTGCTACTCATTTTTAGAAAGTGGAACTACATGAAATATTATACAAGAAGTTTATTTAACTAAAAAATCCATTTGCTAATCCAGCAACCATTCCGTATTGTCCCTGGAGGACAGCAAGTCGTTCTCGTCCAGTGTCTTTGATTCTCTGCAGACTCTTGTCAATATCACCTTGAAGAGAAGTTAATCCTGAGTTATACAGATACTGCCTTTCATCACGACGCTGCTGTTGAAAATCCTGAATCTCTGCAACTGTACCTGTGAAGGTAAAGTCTTCAATAGGTTTTAATCCTGCGCGTGCACGTGCTTCATCTGTGAAATTATCAGGTCCAAAAGTATATTCTCTATCCCTTGTAATAACTTCTTTTGTTGGGCCTATAGCTTCTTGATATTTGAAATCAGGTGTTTCCCCTCGATCAATGGGAACCATGCCACGGCCTTCTTTGTCTACATTGGTATATGTTCCATCTTGAAGCCTTTTGATTAAACTAATTTCACCATCCAGTTTAGTTTGATCTGCTATGTAATTCGGGTTGGCTTTTAAATACTGAACAATCTCATCATCGGAATAACCAGCCTGTCGTGCTTTATACACGTCATAGCCGCCGAAATCAGCGCCTAATCCATAACGTTTGCGAATCGCGTCTAGAGATGGTCTCTGGTACTCTCGTTGCTCTGACTCTGGTACAGGAACTGTTTCTTTAATTCTGTCGCCATAATAAATATCAAGAGCCTTACCAATTGCACCTTCGTCTCCGAAAGTATCTTTATATTCCGGAGTCTGTGTGAGATCACTTACTAGCTGACCGTAATCATATCCAGGAACTCCCCCTTCAAGTCTTCCGGTATATTTGAGCAGTTCATTGCCCGTAGGTGCACGTCCAAAGGTAGATTCAAAAGCCCTTCGGACTTGTTCTTCAATCTGTTTAGGTACAACGACTTTATCATATACTCTTTGAATTTGAGTTAAATCACTACCAAATTTTTCAGGATCCGTATCAAAAAGATTGTTGCTTTGAATAAAATTTTGAAGATTTAAACCAGCTGTAATTGGGCCTTGCTGGCCTGTTCGAACACTAGAAAGTTGATTATTAAAGAAATCTTGATAAGAACGAGCAGCACCTGCTGTTCTTTGTGGATTATTAAATACAAGATTTCCACGATTAACTACGTCATTAGTTAATCCAAATGCGTTATCAACAAAGTCTTTTAGAACTTCATCCTCTTCAGGTTCAAAAACTTCAGCGGTTCGTTCGCCAGCACTGCTGCCTCCGCCTCCTCCGCCAAAAAGAGCACTACCAGCAAGGCCGATAGCTGGTCCAGCGATAGCTGCTGCTATTGTTTCTAAAACCATTTTTAAACTCCCTAAACGATTGTGTTGGAAATATTAACGGGACCGAACCCGCCAAATTGTGCTTGAAGTGCACCGACCTGAGGAGCTATGGACTCTCTAATTCTTGCATCAGATTCA